CTGTACTCGCAAGCACCGAAGTAGCCATAGTATCTAAAGTGACGGAGCTTGCCCTAATATTACCTCCATCAATAGTTGTGGCATCAGTATTTCCGTTAATTGTAGTGTCGCCACTACTGAAAGTTCCATTACTAAAAGTTACAACTCCATCAAAGTTAGTATAAGGAACAACGTCACTATAAGATACAGATGCTTCATCCGAAGTGGCACTATTTTGTGTACCAAAGTATCTTATTGTGTAATGATCATGAGAACTTGTAGGATCTTGTGTTCGAGGTGAATTTGTCCAAACATTAGTAGCTGTGTTTGCAGGAGCAACAACTTCAGTTACACCACTACCTCCACTTACTAAACCCGTTGAAAAAGTGTAAGTACTTCCGCTAGGATCCGCGGGAGCGTTAGCAGTAGTTTTTTCGTAATATAAATAACCTTGAATAGTTTTTAAAGCATTTGCAGGAGTTGCACCATCTGCCCCTTGTATTGAAGTAGATATCTTTGCGGTAACAGTGCCAAAACTTACATCAGTTGTATTATCAGAAGTTGTTCCAGTCACTACGGCAGTAACGGTAGCGCTTGCTTTTGCGTTTGCCAAACTTTGAGCATTTCCGAAAGTAAGAATATTACTCGAAAGGTAGGGCGATGAAGTTTTTTCTCCCGCCCCCGTCAGTGTTCCAGCACTTGTAGACCAAGTAACTTTTGTAATTGAGCCTCCAAAAGCAGAAAGAGCAATAATCGAGGTACTATCAGGATCATAATCTCCATTTGCGTCCTTCGTAAAAAGAACGGGACTTGCAGTTAAGTTTAGAGACACTCCATCAACACCAGGATCGCCATTAGTTTTTTTAGAATATACTACAGGAGAGTTCCAAGTAACAGCTGCGGATGTTTCCGTAGGAGACTGGGCTGTTACTAAAGCATTACATACATATACAGTATCACCATTGTTAACAATGGCTGAAGGAGCTTTATTCCAATTGCTATCACTTATGTCAAGACCTTCTGTTGGATCAGAAAAATCATAAACAGAGCTAGTAGGTGCCCCAGGTATAGAGCCTCCGGTCGCTACCACATCCGAAAATATTTGTAATTCTGCGGCTACAGGTGCCTCTACTTTATAGGCTTCACTCCAAGTATAGTTAGTAGCTCCTCCAGACTTATTACCGTTACTCGCCCATAAAGCAGTTGTGGTGGTAGTAGGAATAGCTGTGCTCCAACCCTCAGTAGTAGGTACTCCTGGAGAAGGGTCCGGAGTATCCGGCTTGGTTGCACTTCTTTTGAATATAATATCTACAGCGGAAGATATACCGTCATTTCCTTTTGTAAAGGTTTGCGTTCTAGTAATATCTGTGCCTGTACCTACTTGATTTCTTGCTGTTATTGTAAAAGTAATAGAGGCAGTTGTGGCTGAGTCCGCCATATCAGCAGCATCGCCATAGCTTAATGTGTTGCTATCAGGATTTGTAACATTACTCCCGCTAGCTACAGTTATGCCATTATCATTTGCTGCTACACTAAAGGTATTTGCTCCGCTTGTACCATGTGCGAGACCCGTACTTCCTCTAAAAACTCTTATATCTGTACCTGAGTTATTATAATTTTTTGCCTCACCCGCAGAGGTTGCAGGTATTACATGAGCTTCGTTAGTTAAAATAACTGTAAAAGCATCTTCTCCGTCTTGGATACCATATACAGATGTAGAATCTGAGGCAATAATAACACTATTTTGCTCAATGTCCACTCTTATTGTTTTTTGTTCTCCACTTGTGGGTTCTAAATTGTCAAGTAAATCAAAGGTTTGTACATTACTGGTATTGGTTTCTCCGCTACCACCACTACCATTTGCAGGAGTTGTTGAATCACCTACATAAAACTTATAAGTTCTATTACCTGTTATGTTTTTCGCTGTAGCCGTAAAAGTAATCTCACCACCAGATTCCGAATCGATATCATTGCCATCTACATTGTGAGGAATAACATATTTATTTGCTGTTAGATTTACTACTTTTGCGGATGTACCTGCGTAAGCTTTTGTAAAAGTTTGCGTTCTAGTAAGAGTATGGGATACTCCTGCAGCATCTTGTGCTATTATTGTAAAAACGATAGAAGCATTTCGTGTCGTCATATTACTAGCATTTCCATATCTTCTAGTGTTATCATCGGTACCATTGACACCCTCTGTTGTAACGCGAGTAGCATCCTCAGCAGTATTAGCAGCTACATCGATGTCATCATCTGCTGCAGTTACTCTAAAAGTACTTGGTGCATATGGTGAGCTGTCATCATAGGTAAGAAACGTACTCCCTTGCAGGACTCTTATATCTGTACCGGAATTTGGCAATTTGGGAGGGTTGTCACCAACCGTTATTGCGTCTCCTGTCTCACTCGCGGGAACAACATGAGTTTCATTCGTTAAAATAACTGTAAAAGCATCAGACCCATTTTTAACCCCATAAATAGTAGTAGAATCTGAGGCAATAATAACACTATTTTGCTCAATGTCCACTCTTATTGTTACCTGTTCACCATTTGCGGGCTTATCAGCTGCGTCAAGCTCAAATGTTTCTTCATCATCGGTATTGGTTTGTCCGCTACCACTACCATTTTCAGGAGTTGTTGAATCACCTACATAAAACTTATAAGTTCTATCTACTCCCGAAGCAAAATTAATAGCTTTTGCGGTGAAAGTAATCGTATCGTCATTATCGTTATCATCTCCATAAGGAACAGCATACTGATTAGCAGTTAGAACTGCTGTTTTAGAGTTTAACCCGTCTATTCTTCTTGAATATACAGAAGGGCTTGACCATTGAGCCTGTTGAGGAGCTTGCCCATCCTCTGTAAAAATTCTTGTTATAACATAAATAATATCATTATTATTATCCAAAGAAGGCAGTGCAGTTTGCCAGTCAGTCGCTGCGCCAGCAGCGGGATCCTCAAAAGTACCTGCAGTAGCATTATAAGTACCGGCGGCGCCGCCAGCGGCTACTTTTTTGAATAAAGAACGCTCCATAGCTGCAGCAAGACTATCGTCTATAGATATAAAACCAACCTTATTATATCCAGCAGCTGTTTTATATACTCTTGCAATTAGAGTATCACTAGTATAATTAAAATGATAATTATTTGTAACTGCCGTACTGGTAGAACTATAGTTCGTTATAGGTCTATCTATATACACTACTGTATCACTATATACACAGGATACTATCGCTGCCTGGCTAACAACCCCGCTGCCAGTACCTGCGCTCGTAGCAACAAAAGAAGTACCTGGAGTATCATCATCTGCCCCAAATGCAGAAAATCCCGTACCAGATACTATAGTATAAGTCTGCCCTATTACAAGACCTCCTGCTACTGGCATCTTTACTACTAAAAGTGCTCCTATATCTAAATCTGTTAGAAATTGAGTACCCGATCCTGTAATCTTGGTAGAATTGGAAGCTTCAATTGTACCGTTTATACTAGACGTACCCACACCCTCCGTTCCGTCTCCTGCATCAAACCAATAAGGTATATTATAAGAGTTTTCTTTATTATATTTAAGAAGTTTCATAACACTAGCATTTATACTTGGTCTCATTGCTATATAATGATGCTCGGATATAAACTCTCCGGCTATATCTGGACTAGTCCATGTAATTTGAGGCAGGAAACCAAAAGCTAATTGGTAGGTTCCCGCAGCTGTACTAGTATTTTTAATAAACGAAGAAGCGACTCTTTGAGGAGACAAAAACCCGTATACATTTTTTTTGAACGAAAAAATTCCAGTGTCTGATAACTGAGTAGTAGTACTGCAAGTTCCTCCTATAGGGAGTCCTAAAGGGGCTCTGGTGAGGCTACCGTCTTTAAACCTATCTGTTACTGATACACTTATAGTAACAATATCAGATAAATTTTCAAGAATATTTATAGTCCTTACACCAACCTCATATTTTCCAGATAATAAAGTTTGTATATTTGAAGGCGTCCACGAGGTTGTGTTAGGATCTAATATTCGAATAGGATTTTCTATATCTGGAAAATTATGTGTAATTTCAAAACCCTTTAAATGTTCATATGTACCTGCAACACTTCCAACATTTTCAGGGGGTTGCCAGTAAATACGTAATTCTTCTCCTGAGTTATCAGACTTAAGTGAGTTAGAAGAAGCCAGATGTAAAGGAACAGGAACTTCATTATCCGCCGTTACTGCAGGGTATATTGTATCTGCTACAAAAGTAGTAAAGTCTTCATCGACTGCTGTAAATTTTTCGTCATAGTGCTCAACTGCGGAGAAAGAAATCTCTCCTTTAGAGCTTTCTTGAAGAGCTAAAATTTTATACTGCTTAGCAGAGCTTGTTGTGTCTAGACCGTCTACTCTTTCTGTAAGAACCCATATGCTATCAGCCTCAGGCACACTGGTAAAATCTGTATTTGGATTACCAGCTTCATTATTGCCCGTAGTTTTAATAGTTATAGCGTCTACTGAACCTGACGATTCAGCAGGATCAACTTCTCTATTTTCTACACGAGTTGTATCGGTCCAAGTAAGAACTAAAGCCTCTGTTTCTGTTGAGGTTGCTTTCGCATTCAGAGCTTTTTCTTCAGTGTCAATATCTTCAAAAGTATAAGTACCATTTCCATCATCATCTATATAGGCTTTTTTTATTAAATCACCTGGTTTATAGGCTACACCCTGAATTGTAACATTACTTGTAGCGAACGCTCCAGGCTCTGTAAAGAGTACAGATAGTAGGTATTTACTACCGTTGTTTAAAGTGACTGCATTATCCAAAGGAATAGAGGTAACACTGCGCGATCCTGTATTAGAAATTCTTCCACCTATACGAACAGCAGACCTATCTGCATCTTGTATATTAATTATATCACCAGGTACTAAAAAGGAGGAATTAAAAGAGCTTTTAAAACTAACAACCTCTCTTTGATTTGCCGCAGTCCATAACTTCCAACGGCCGTATCTAAGAGCCTGCCCTTCGGAAGTCGCCCCCATAGCTACAGCTGTTTGAGTTATAAGTTTTCCTGTTTCTGCAATATTTAATTTATCTTCTACTATCAAAGGCTCTGCCTTATAGTTAGCATCTGGATTTACCCATGTAACAATAACTTGATTTATACGGGTTTTACTACCAGTACTTTCATAGCTGAACTCCCCATCAATGACATTAGCTTTAGTAAAGTTATACACAGGTCCGCTAGGGGCATCTATTACAGGAGAGACTTGTCCGTCGAAAAAATATATCATAGACCTAAACACAGTTGCTACATCTTTTATAACTTTAAAAGCATCAGATTGTTTAGTAAAATATAAATTAGCTGTAAACCTAGGCTCTAGCCCTCCTTTACCGTCTGGTACTTGCTCATCGCAATATCTTGCAATCCTGTATAAAGAGTATTTATCGATATCTGTCGCTTGTAAAAAATCACCTAAACCGTATCTATTATTGGTTAAAATATCATAAAAAACCCATGCAGGATTATTAGTGTATACTGGCTCTCCTGCGAAAGCACCATCCCAATCCTGATAAGTAGTCTCTAAGGCACCTGTAGAAGTATTGCGGGTATAACTTGCTATACCGTCGCTAGCTTGATCTCTAGTTATATAATTTGAAGGCACTAATACTTTTATACCTTTTACATGAAAAGAACGAGACGGAACACTTTGAAACTGTTTAGTATCAAAAGTAGTTTTAGCCATTGCTGAATAAGGATGTGTTAACACCTCTTTAATTATAGAAGTAGTAGTGGATAAAGAAGCCCCCGCAGACATCTGCCAGTCACCTGAAACAACTCCTACAGAAGAATATCCATCTCCCGTGTGATTACTTGTTCTGGCTATTTTTACTTTAAAATCAGTAAAAGGCCTATACTTACCAAGCTGTATAGGCCTTATAAAACTAATACCATTCTTAGTAACAGCGGAGTTTATAAAAGGATCGTGTAAGGTCATATAGCTGCCAAAATCGGTTTCGCCAGGTCTTTTTAGAGCCAACTCAACTTTATAAGTTGCATAAGTTGTTCTGTCGTTACCTTCCCCATCTACAGCATAAAGACCTCCAGTGTATGAAATAGTAAAAGAAACTTCATCTACTTCTTGTATTTGTGCTGCGGATAGATTAAAGCCTTGTTGAGAACTTCCTACTAACTCTTTGGGGGCTTGAGAGCCTCCATGTCCTGTACTCAGTTCTAAAGTTCCTCCAGAAGCAGGGGTGCTTACTATAGAAGTAGCACCTACTCCTCCTGTGCCAGAAAAAGGTTCTTGATTTAAAGTACCTACTCGGAACTGAGAAGTTACACTTTTGTACTTTTTAACACTTGTTTGACTCATAATACTTGAGTTTAGTACAATTGCTCCTGTTACATCGAAGTTATAAGCTTGATAGGATCCTGTAGTAGTATAAGGCCAAGTATTTTCTAATGTTATAGTAGTTCCATTAATAGTAGAAATTTTTACAATTCTATCTACAGTTATATAATAAGTACCCTCTGGAATTATTAAACCGGAAGGCATTGTAGCTCCTGGCATAAACTCCGCAACGGATTGGCTAGACCTACTTAAGAGAGTTCCTTCCATTGAAACTTGTCCCGCACTAGAAGTGGTCACGAGTCTTAGGTTGACGGGTACTGTTGCAGAAATATCTGTCGAAGGTTCCGATAACATACTATCAGTGAAAAAAGAACTATTATTGTTAGTTGTAAGAGTTGCTGTTGTATTAGCGTTTACATCGCTTGTCGAGCCGTTACTAGCGGTTCCATAGACTGCATGTACTGCACGTACAATTAAATATTTATCTCCGTTTGTTGATGCAATAATAGGGGTAGCAGTGGAATTAACTATTGTTGCGGTTGTTGATCCATAGGAGAGCTGTACCATAGCGCCTGTTTGATTATAAGGATTTGCACTCTGATTTAAAGGCGCAGCTCTATCATCATTAAGATAAACAGAAGCTTGAGCATCCACCAAACCATAGATAGGCCCTTCTGAAATAAGGTCTGTTACAGAAATTATCTGTTTATCGCCTCTATCATATTGTTGTATTACATTAAAACCTGCGTTATTTAAGTGACTTTGATCGAACATCTATTTCTCCTTTAAGATATGTCTGCAACATTTAAGTCTATACCATGAACACCGCCATTGGAATCCACATAAATATTGTCAACATGAAAAGCGCTACTGCTTCCTTGTACTACCTCTATTGAAACAGGTCTACCAGGTACTCTTAACTCTCCATAAAGAAGAGGTATAGGGTCTCCTTCTTTAGCATTGCTAGCTCCTCCTGAAAAAAGATAATTTGTAGTTCCATCATTTTTATCCACAGCAGGGTCAGGAGCCATGACTTGTTGTATACCCATTAAAGCCAAATTAGCCGCTAATAGTACAGCCATTTGTCCATACATACTAAGACCTGCGGCAAAATTGGTTGCTACCATACCTGCTGGCGCACCTGCTGGCAACGCTGCAAATATTGCAGGATTTGTAACAATTAAAACAACTATGACAATCGCTACAAGAATTTTTGCAATACCACTCTTAGCTCCTGCAGGTGCAATACTTAAAGTTATATCTCCTTTAGCTACAGGAATAATTAAATCTTCGGTACCAACGCTCCCCTCTTCTGTGTCTAAAATAAAACCTATATCATTCTCATGACACTGTCTGATATAAGGTAAAAAATCGGGTCTATTTGCTTGTATGCATTTAAATATTTCAGAATAATCATTTGTATTAACTACAAATTT